GGCCCGCTCGGCGGCCCTCTGGGCGGTCCTCTATGGGTACCGGCCGTTCGTCTGCCTCATCGGCGCCGCCGATGACCGGGCCAAGGAACTCTTGCTGCCCATCAAGAAGCACATCCTGGAGAACCCGCTGCTGGCGGCCGACTTCCCCGAGGCGGTCTACCCACTGCGATGCCTGGAGAATTCCTCGAAGCGGCAACTCCAGCAGCATTGCCGGGGACGGCTGACGCACGTTCACTGGGGCCAGTCGAAACTCGTCTTCCCGACCATCGAGGGCGATGACCTGCCGGCGGCCCTGCGCGAGGACGGCTACGACGCCAGCCCCTCCTGCGGCTCCATCATCACGACGACCAGCCTGGATGCAAACATGCGCGGCCAGCAGCACACCCGCGCGGACGGCTCGACCATCCGGCCGTCGCTCGTGCTACTGGACGACCCGCAGACGCGCGAGTCGGCCCGTTCGGCCGACCAGACCCGCAAGCGCCTCGAACTCCTGAATGGCGACGTCCTTGGCATGGCGGGGCCGGGGGAGCAGATTTCGGCTCTCATGACGTGCACGAAGATGTACGAGGGCGACCTGGCCGATACGGTGCTGGACCGCGAGAAGTCGCCGGAATGGGACAGCGAATGCACGCGGCTCGTCTACGCATTCCCCGCCAGCGAGAAACTTTGGGAAGAGTACACCGAGGTCCGCCGCACGCAAGGCAAGGCCGCCGCCACGGAATTCTACCGGCAGCGCCAGGCGGCGATGGACGAGGGGGCCCGCATCGCGTGGCCCGCGCGGTTCGACGCCAAGGCCGGGGAAGTGAGCGCCGTCCAACATGCGATAAACCTGCGCCTGAAGGTTGGCATGGAGGCATTCGCCGCCGAGTACCAGAACGAGCCGGCCCTGCCGCAGGTGAGCGACCAGGCACTAACCGTGGACCAGGTGATGGAGAAGACCAACGGCTACCGGCGCGGCGAGGCGCCCCTGGCCGCAACGAAACTTACCATGTTCATCGACGTGCACGACCGCCTGCTCTTCTACGCTGTGTGTGCGTGGGAAGAGACGTTCACGGGGTACGTCTTGGATTACGGCGCGTTCCCCGAGCAGCGCCGTTCTGCGTTCACCCTGGCCGACGCCACGCGGACGCTGGGACGGGCCTTCCCCGGTGCGGGCGTCGACGGGGCCATCCAGGCGGGTCTCGAGCAACTGGTCTCGGCCTACCTGGCCAAGGAATGGTCGCGCGGCGGAAGTCTGATGAAGATTGACCGCCTGCTCGTGGATATGGGCTATAAGCCCGGCATCGTCGCGGACGTGAAGCGCAAGGCGGGCGGGGCCGTGATGATGCTCTCGAAGGGCGTCGGCATCCGCGCGGGCCGAAAACCCATCGCTGAATATGCCAAGAAGCCCGGCGAGACCATCGGGCACTACTGGTACGTCCCCAACGTCCGGCGGACGGGCCAGTTCCCGCATGTGCTCGTGGACGTGAACTACTGGAAGCGGTTTATCCACTCTGGGCTCGCGACGGCCGCCGGCGACCGGGGCTGCATCAGCATCTTCGGCCCGGTCGCCGCGGCGACCAAGAACGCCCGCCAGCACGAACTTTTCGCCGAGCACATGGCCCGGTCGGAGAAGTGGGTCGAGGTCACCGGCCCAGGTGGGACGGTCCGCGAGTGGTCGCCGCTGCCGACGCGGCCGGACAACCACTGGTTCGACTGCCTCGTGGGTTGCGCGGCCGCCGCGTCGATGTGCGGCGTGAAGGTGGCCGGGGAGAACGTGCCCGTGCGTCAGCGGAAACGCTACACGCAGGCTGACCTGAGTGGGAGATAGCCGTGGACAAGACCATCGGTGAGCGGAAGGTGTGGCCGCCGGAGCAAGACCAGCGCGGCCTGGAGTGCCGCAAGTGCGGGTGCCGACATTTCCTCGTGGACCACACGAGGAAGGTCAACCGGATGATCGTCCGCTATCGGCATTGCCGGAACTGCGGCCAGCGGATGACCACGTGCGAACGCGCAATCGGATGATTGCCGTCAACTCTCCGACCGCTCACCACGAATTGCGGGGATCACAACCTGCCTGATTGCGTTACCCAGGGCGATCACTGGACACCCGATAACTATCCGCTTTGACTGCAACCAGGCGCTCTGGATGGCGACAACCCAATACCGCAATTCGCCCTTCTCATTACGTTTGACACCGATGATCGGCCCGCCGCTCATACCATCGATGTCATCGAGAGGCGTTCCGTCAGGACAGCGCAGATGCTCATCCAGTTGTCCGTAGAAGCGGTGTGGCAAGCCGCGCTGCTGCTCGGGGAGTTCCTGTACGGGGCGCACCGGAATGAGAACACAGTTCACCTGCTGATACGGCAAATCCCCCTGCAGCTCAACACGACTCAGTTGGCTGGGTACGCCGAGCATCATGTGGAAATCGGGAGATTCCGGCAAACCCCTTTCCCATGCGAGTTCGTCGAGAGCCACAATGCCATTTGCCTGTAAGAGCTTCCTGTAGTAATCATTGAGGTGGATGCACGCATAGTCCATGCCAAGATTGTCGTCGTACAGGGATTGGCATCGCGAGATGAGGTAGTCCGAGTCGATTGGGATTGGCATCCTATTAGCCGTGTTGGATGACCAGGAGTCGCTGAGTTGGAATCCTGTCAACACTTGCCCACGGGACTTGGCGGCTTTCAAGTCTTCGATAATGTGGCCGGCCGTAAGCAGAAACCACTCTCCGCACACAGAGACAACGAAAGCCGATATGTTGAATGGCGTGCCCACGCCGTTGTTGGCAACGGCTCTCAAGCCGGGCGTGCGGTCAACCCATGCGATGCTGACAAAGTGACGCGCGAAGAACCCGACGACGTTGTCTGGAGCCATTCAGCATGTCCTCTGATGCCCGATCCAGTATACGGCATCAAATTCTTTCCAGATATGGAAAACGGCCCAAGGAAAAGGCCCTCTCGCGGGCATCTTTCGCTTTGTGCAAGTCTGGTGGTGTGAGATCATGCCCTTAGACAACCAGGACGCGCGACGCGCCGGCTGATCCCCGGCGCGAAGCCAGAAAGTCAGGCCATGCGGGGCCGCGTACTCGCGTGGCCTTTTCTTTTTGGCGTCGCGCGGCCGGTTGTCTGAATCGCGGGATAGCTCAGCGGGTAGAGCGCGGGGCTCATTACCCCAGTGGCGCTGGTTCGAATCCGGCTCCCGCGTCCAAGGTGAAACGATGGCCGACGAACTGGAAGACGCGATTCGCACGAACGCCGCTGGGCCGGCGGAGGCCCACGGTGATGCGGGCGGCATAAAGCAGCACAGTGTGCCGGACCAGATTGCCGGCGACAAGTACCTCCTGGGCAAGGACGCCATGCGGCGGAACCCTGCCAAGGCGTTCGTCCGCGTGAAGATGATTCAGCCGGGAACGGTGTGAGCATGACGTGGTGGAACCCCAAAACGTGGCTTGAAGGCGGCAGCGGTGTATCGGGCCGCGCGCCCCGCGCCTGGCGGATCATCCGCGCCAAGTACGACGCTGCCCAGACCACGCCCGACAACCGCCGCCACTGGGCCAACGCCGACATTCTCTCGGCCGACGCGGCGGCAACTCCCGAGGTCCGCCGCATCCTTCGCAGCCGTGCGCGATATGAGGTGGCCAACAACTGTTACGCGCGAGGCATCATCCTGACGCTCGCCAACGATGTCATCGGCACGGGGCCGCGCCTCCAGATGCTGGTTGACGCCGCCGAGGTCAACAGCACCGTGGAGCGCGAGTTTGTCCGATGGGCCCGCGCCGTGCGGCTGGCCGAGAAACTCCGCACCATGCGTATGGCCCGCGCCGCAGACGGCGAGGCGTTCGCGCTCCTCTTCTCGAACGGGAACCTGCCGCACCCCGTGAAACTCGACATCCGCCTCATCGAGACGGACCAGGTGGCGACGCCGGGCCTTGCGCCCGCGAGCGGCAGCGCTGTGGACGGCATCGTCTTCGACGAGTGCGGTAACCCCAAGGAGTATCACCTCCTGAAGGCGCATCCCGGCAGCGGTAAGCCCGCGCTGGGCGCAGACTATGAGCGCGTGCCGGCCGAATCGATGGTCCACTGGTTCCGTGTGGACCGGCCGGGCCAGAGCCGGGGCGTGCCGGAACTGACGCCGTCGCTGCCCCTCTTTGCCCAACTGCGGCAGTACCGGCAGGCGGTCCTGGACGCGGCGCGGACGGCGGCCAACATCGCACTGTTCATGAAGACCAACGCCCCGGCGGGCGGGGAGGCGGCCGAGGTCGAACCCCTGGCCACGATGGACCTCGAGCCCAACATGGCGGTCTTTACGCCGGAGGGCTGGGAACCTGCCCAGATCAAGGCCGAGCAGCCGACGACGACCTTCTCGGAATTCTGCACCGGCGTCATCGCCGAGGCGGCCCGGCCGTTCTCGATGCCCAAGAACGTCGCGCTGTGCGACTCGTCGGGCTACAACTACGCCTCCGGTCGCCTGGACCACCAGACCTACTTCAAGAGCATTCGCGTGGAGCAGTCGCACCTGGAGGACGTGGTCCTGGATCGCATCCTTGCGGCCTGGCTGGTCGAGGCCGCCAAGGTCTTCGGCCTCACGCCGCTCGAGGACTGGCCGCACCAGTGGTTCTGGGAGGGCCGCGAGCACGTGGACCCTCAGAAGGAGGCCACAGCCCAGGCCCAGCGCCTGGCCAACCACACGACGACGCTGGCCGCAGAGTACGCCCGCGCCGGCAAGGATTGGGAAACGGAACTTCGGCAGCGGGCCAAGGAAGTGGCCTTGATGAAGGAACTGGGGCTTCCCATGGCGCAAGCCGCGCCGCAGGGCAGTCAGCAGCCACAGGATGGGAATGACGGTGGAGACCAGCAAGGACAATCCGAAGCCGCCTGAGTCGCTCGACCTGGTGGCCACGATGCAGATTGAAGCCTCCGCCCAGGCGGACGGCGGCAAGATGCCGCTGCCGCGCTTCACGATGGTCGCCTACACGGGCGGCCCCATGAAGATTGGCGAGTGGCGGTTCCCGGTCGTCGTGGACCTGGCGGGCCTGGCGATCCCGTCGCAGTCTCGGCCGGTCCGCTTCGGCCACGACGCGACGAGCGGTGTGGGGCATACGGACCGCATCGCCGTGGACGATGGGCGGCTTGTGGCCGCCGGCGTGGTCTCGCGCGACACGGCGGCTGCGCGGGAAATCGTTGTTTCAGCCCGCAACGGCTTCCCGTGGCAGGCCTCCATTGGCGCCTCGGTGGAGCAGTTCGAGTTCGTGCGGGAAGGCCAGACCGTTCTTGTGAACGGCCGGGAGTTTCAGGGACCTGTGAACGTTGTCCGCCGGGCGACGCTCGGCGAGATCAGTTTCGTGGACTTGGGCGCCGACGGGCACACGAGTGCCCGCCTGGCCGCCTCGGCAAAGGAGAAGGGAATCATGGACGCGACGAAAACCGACAAGCAGGGCGACACCGTGGTAGCCGGCGCCGGCAAGGAGACCCCGGCCGTGCAGGCGGGAACCGACAAGGCCCCGGCCAAAATCGAGGCCCAGGCGGCGCCTGCGGCCAAGGCTGATGCGCCCGCCATCGACAGCGTGCTGACGGTCGACCCCGTCGCCGACATGCGCGCGAAGGCGGCTTCCGAGCAGGAGCGAATCACCGCCGTGCGGAAGGTCTGCGGCGACGAGCATCCGGAGATCGCTGCGCGGGCCATGCGCGAGGGCTGGGATGTTACGCGCACGGAACTGGAGGTCCTCCGGGCGGACCGGCCGAAGGCGCCGGCCGCCCACGTCGTGGACCAGACGGTCACCGGCACGATCCTCGAGGCGGCGTGCCTCCTGTCGGCTGGTCTGGCCGGCGTGGAGAAGCAGTACGAGGAGAAGACGCTCGACGCGGCCTCGAAGCGTTTCCGTGGCGGCATCGGCCTGCAGGAGTTGCTCCTGGAGGCTGCCTGGGCGAACGGCTACACGGGCCGCAACTTCCGCGACTCGCGCGAGGCGCTGCGGTTCGCCTTCGGGAAGGACCTCCAGGCGGGCTTCAGCACGGTGGACATCGGCGGCATTCTGTCCGGTGTCGCCAACAAGTTCCTCCTCGAGGGCTTCTTCTCGGTCGAGCGCACATGGCGGAACATCTGTGCCGTCCGTAACGTCAGCGACTTCAAGACCGTCACGTCCTACCGCCTCATCGGCAAGGACCAGTATGAGCCGGTCGCGCCGGGCGGGGGACTGAAGCACGGCACCCTGGGCGAGGAGTCCTACACGAACAAGGCCGATACGTTCGGTCTGCTCCTCTCCATTGACCGGCGGGACATGATCAACGACGACCTGGGGGCCATTACCCTCGTGCCGCGCAAACTCGGCCGTGGGTCGGGCCTGAAGATCAACGACGTGTTCTGGACCATCTTCCTGGCCAACAGCGACTTCTTCAAGGTCGCCAACAAGAACTACCTCACCGGCGCCGACACGGCGCTGACCATCGACGGCCTGACGAAGGCCGAGGTCGCGTTCCTCGACCAGGTGGACTCGGACGGCAAGCCCATCGGCATCATGCCGGCGATCATCCTGGTGCCGACGGCCCTCTCGGCGATGGGCACGCAACTTTTCAAGAGCGTCGAGATCCGCGACACGACTTCCAGCACCAAGTACCCGGTGGCCAACCCGCACCAGGGCAAGTTCCGGTCCGAGGTCAGCCGGTATCTGGCGAACGCCAAGTACACCGGCAACAGTGCGAAGGCGTGGTACTTGCTGGCCGATCCGGCGGACCTGCCGGTCATCGAGGTCGCATTCCTCAATGGCCAGGAGTCACCCACCATCGAAACGGCCGAGGCGGACTTCAATGTCCTCGGCATCCAGATGCGCGGCTACCACGATTTCGGCGTGGCCCTTCAGGACCCCAGGGGCGGCGTGAAGGCGAAGGGCGAGGCGTAAGCGCAGCGCGGGAGTGGTGACACGGTAATCAGCCCCCGCTGGTAAGCGGGGTGCAAGGAGGAGACAAACATGGCTCAGAACTTTCAGGCAACATTCGTGCAGGCCGGCGAGAGCATCGACTATACGCCCGTGGCGGCCGTCGTGGCCGGCCAGGTCGTGGTCCAGGGCTCGATGATCGGTGTGGCCAAGACCCCTATTGCGGCGGGCGTCCTCGGGGCGCTGGCCGTCAA